AAATCTTTAGACAATACGCTGGTAAAACTATCGAAATGGATTTTACAGACCCTGAATCAGACTGGTCTGAAATGTTAGGCGAATTAGGTGAATATCTCCCAGACGACCAATTATCTGATTTTATGTCAAGTGAAGAACTTGATTCATACTTAGATGATTATAATATTAGATTAATAGATCCTATTGTTGATAAAGAAATAGATAGAGATATACTTAAAAAAGCAAAAGCTAAATACGATATAGACACTATGAGAAAAGCAGCTAACATGCCCCCACTAGATAGTATTGCCTCATTAAATGAGGAAAAATCATTTTCAGACTATTCAAACAATGAATTAGCTGCCTATTGTAAAAACAATCCAACTGATAAAAAAGCGGCTGTTGAACTTCATAAACGTTCTCAAGCACTTAAAAATTTAACTAGAACAGATGAAGCTAAAGATAATATCAAAGTAGGTGATATGGTTAAAGTTGATGGTGGAGGTACTTACAAAAGAGTAGAAGGTACTGTCGGTGGTTATCCCGCTTTTGTTCGAGTTGAAAATGGTAAAGAAGGTAAACAGAAAACCGGCTTAGTTGGTTTCGTTAAAATCACTAAAGTAGAAGAAGCTATTGATGTAAATGATCCTGTTCTTATGAAAATGAGATCTGCTTTGTCTAAATCTAAAGAATTATCAAAAAGGAAAACAGATAATATTAGTGGTGATCCTAACGACCGTTTCTTTAAGAAGAATATGGATAGACTAAAAAAGTTAGATGCTTTAAAGAAAAAACGCGCTCAAATTATGCGTGATATGGAACAAGAAGCTGAACCCGAAGGTGGTCCAATTGCTGACAGATACGGACGTGAATTAAATAAAATTGATACTGCTATTGCTAAGCTCTCACCTCAGAAAAAAGGGGATGAATATATGTCTAAGGATGAAATTGAAAGACGAGCAGCAATGATTCAAGATCCTTACGCTAATTATATATCACAAACAAATGCTATGTTTGGTTTAGAAGAAAATAAACCAGTAGCAAACCCTAATAAACACATTAAAGGAATCCAAATTCAATTAGATCAATTAGGTGTTAAAGAAAAAGCCTATATGAGAAATAGTCAGGTAGCTTGGTTATCAGATAAATGGATATATGATCTAGTAGTTCCTTTTATTAATGACGCAAATAAAAAAGCAGGTTGGAACTGGAAACACGATTATATTGAACAAATACAATTTACAAAGTATGGATTAAATCAATTCTATGGTTGGCACGCAGATGGTAATTCAGACTTTTTAAGTGTATATAAAAATAAACCTAATCCTGAAATGAATGGTAAGGTAAGAAAAATTAGTGTTACTATTAATTTAGTTGATGGTGATGAATATGATGGTGGTGATTTAAAGTTTGACTTTGGTCCACACGCAGGTAAAAGTAGATTTAAGGTGTGTGAAGAAATAAGACCTAAAGGTTCAATCATTGTTTTTCCATCTTTTACATATCATCAAGTAACACCTGTAACAAGAGGTACTCGATATTCTTTAGTGATGTGGGTATTAGGAAGACCGTGGCAATAGATACAAAACAATTTTATAAAGATCACAAGTATGTGGTCATACGAAACTTTATTTCAAAAGAAAAAGCAGATTTTCTTTACGCATATGCTTTGATGAGAGCCAAAAGAGCTGCAACATTTTATCAATCAAATTATAAAGGTTACAGACCAGATATAGATGGTACTTATGACGACAAACAAGCACCAAAGACATATTCTTGTTACGCTGATCCTGCAATGGAAACTTTATTAGATCAAGCAACAATACCTATGAGAGAGATTACTGGTTTACAATTAGAACCTACTTACTCTTATTGGAGATTATATAAACCAGGTGATGTATTAAAAAGACATAAAGATAGACCAAGTTGTGAAGTATCAACAACTTTAATGTTAGGTCATAATGTTAATGATTCTAATTATCGTTGGCCTATGTTTGTTGATGAGACTGGAGGATTTGGTAATAAAGGAACGCCTATATATTTAAATGAAGGCGATATGATAGTTTATAGAGGATGTGAAGTTGAACATTGGAGAGAAAAATTTGAAGGTAATAATCACGCACAAGTCTTTTTACATTTTAATGATGTAAATGGTCCATACAAAGATTATTGTAAGTATGATGCTAGACCTCATTTAGGACTTCCAGTTGAATTTCGCTCTGAAGAAAAAAAGAAATTATTAGCAAAAGTTGATACACAACTTAATGAACAACATTATGTCAAGCGAAATCAAAGTAGAAAAACTTAATTCAGTTTACATACGAATTACGGCTGAAGCTGACATAAGACGAGAGTTGTCAGAATACTTTTCCTTTGAGGTACCTGGTTATAAGTTTACACCACAATATCGTAGTAGAGTTTGGGATGGAAAGATAAGATTATACTCTTATGCTACAGGTCAAATGTATGTAGGATTGTATCCTTATCTAAAAGACTGGTGTAATAAGAAAAATGTAAAAATAGACGAAATCAATGAAATTCTTACATTTAATCGTGTCTCAGCCGCCGATATAGACGGCTTAATCAATTCTTACGACTTATCTATCACACCAAGAGATTATCAAATTGACGCATTTAAATTTGCATTGGAAAATGATAGAGGTTTAATATTATCGCCTACTGCTTCTGGTAAGTCTTTAATTTCTTATATGTTACTTAGACATTATTTAAATGTAATTGATAATAACATTTTAATTATAGTACCTACTACTTCTTTAGTAGAACAGTTATACAAGGACTTTAAACAATATGGTTATGACGTAGAAAATAATGTTAGTAGAAAATATCACGGTTATGACATTGATGAAAATAAAAGAGTTGTCATATCTACTTGGCAATCGCTTTATAAGTTACCAAAAACTTTTTTTGAAAACTTTGGTGCTGTAATTGGTGATGAGGCACACTTATTTAAAGCCGTATCACTAACAAAGATTATGACTAAACTTGTTGACTGTAAATATCGTATTGGTATGACAGGTACTTTAGATGACAGTAAAACACATAAACTTGTATTACAAGGATTGTTTGGTCAAGTTAACAAAGTTGTAGATACAAAAACATTAATGGATAAAAAACAATTATCTGATTTAAAAATAGTTTGTTTAATTTTAAAACATAATGATGAAGAAGCAAAAAAACTTTATGGTTGTAAGTACCACGAAGAACTAGAGTATTTAGCTACTTCTGAAGCAAGAAATAAATACATAAGAAACTTAGCATTAAACTTACAAGGTAATACTTTGTGTTTGTTTCAATTGGTAGAAAAACACGGAAAGAAACTTTATGAACTCATTAAAAACAAAGCTGAAAACAATAGGGAAATATTTTTTGTCTATGGTGGTGTGGATGCTGAACAACGTGAGCAAGTTAGGGCCATTACTGAAAAATCAGATAATGCAATTATCGTTGCTTCGTATGGGACTTTCTCAACTGGGATTAATATTCGGAACTTGCATAACCTTATTTTTGCTAGTCCTTCTAAATCTAGGATAAGAAATTTGCAAAGTATTGGAAGAGGTTTAAGACTTGGTGATAACAAAAACACAGCCACTTTATATGATATTTCAGATGACTTAACTTATAAAGATAAAAAGAATTTTACACTTACACACTTTCAACAAAGAATAAATATTTACAACGAAGAAGGGTTTAACTATGATATTCATAGTGTTAATTTAAAGTAATGGCAATACAACCTCTTATCACAAAAATAATCAAACTAGTTTCTGGTGAAGAATTATGTTGTACTATTCCAACTCAACAACTAAAAGAACCAAGCAATTTATTAAGATTGCAAAGTCCAATGTTAATTAAGTATGTGCCACAAATATCTGAAATTGGTGTTTCTGATTATATTGCTTTAGTTAAATGGATTAGTTTTACAAATGATGAAATAGTTACTATACCTAAAGATAAGATTTTAACAATATGTAACGCCTCAAATGCTTTTGATAAAAGGTATCACATATTAGTTAAGTCTGCTAAGTTAATGCAACAGCCACTACCTGATTATATAGAAAAAGATTTAGATGATTCGGAGTTAGATAAGTTGATTGAAGATATTAAAGAAAAAGATAGACTTAAAAAGAAACTAAAAGACTTTGTTGATTTAGCAGAAATGCCTAGTAAGAAGTTACATTAGTAGCTAGGTTTCTGGTGAAGCACCTACATAGGTATTATACACCAGAAAACGAATTTTGTCAATGACCTGTGAAATAAAAAACATAAAAATACAACCGTAAACCATTGACAAAAAACATATATTATAGTATAATATTATTATAGTTTGGAGAAATATAATGAGCAGAAAAA